CTTCTCGGACATCAACGACAGCCGCTTCCAGCTTGCCGAGAGCCACGCCAGTCTGGTGATCAAGGGCGACAAGTTCCGCCCGGACGACTCTGAGATTTCGCTGCCGTACGTGGTGACGTTCATCAAGGGCACCAATCAGGTTCTGGCTATCCGCCGCAACTGGGAGGAGGACGACGACTATCACCAAAAGCGTCAGCACTTCGTCCACTACCAATACATCCCCGGCTTCGGTGCGTACGGATTCGGTCTGTTCCATCTGATCGGTGGATTTGCGAAGTCGGCGACTTCCTTGATGCGCCAGCTTGTGGACGCGGGCACGCTCTCCAACCTGCCCGGCGGTTTGAAAAGCAGAGGCTTAAGAATTAAGGGCGACGACACCCCGATTGCTCCCGGCGAGTTCCGCGACGTGGACTTGGGCAGTGGCAACATCCGCGACAACATCCTGCCGCTGCCATATAAAGAGCCGTCCAACGTGCTGTACCAGTTGCTGGGCACCATCGTGGATGAGGGCCGGCGCTTTGCTGCGACTGCGGATATGAAGGTGTCCGACATGTCAGCGCAGGCTCCCGTGGGTACCACGCTGGCACTGCTGGAGCGCCAGCTTAAAGTTCTGACCGCCGTGCAAGCCCGCGTGCACTACGCTCTGAAGCAAGAGCTGGGGCTGCTGAAAAACCTGATCCGTGACTACACGGACGTGGACTACGAGTACACCCCGGAGTACGGCACCAAGCGCGCCAAGCAGGGTGACTACGACTTGGTGGATGTGATCCCGGTCTCGGACCCCAACGCCGCGACCATGAGCCAGCGCGTTGTCCAGTACCAAGCCGTGATTCAGATGGCGCAGATGGCTCCGGACATCTATGACATGCCGCAGCTTCACCGCTCCATGCTGGAGGTGCTCGGTATTAAGAACGCCGAGAAGCTCGTGCCCCTGCCCGACGACATGAAGCCCACCGACCCCGTGTCGGAGAACATGGCTGTGCTGCGCGGCAAGCCCGTCAAAGCCTTCATGTACCAAGACCATCAGGCGCACATTCAGGTACACATGGCTGCGATGCAAGACCCGATGCTCATGCAGCTCATCGGTCAGAACCCGAAAGCGCAAATGATGATGGCTGCCATGCAGGCACACATTGCGGACCATACGGCGTTCCTGTACCGCCAGAAAGTGGAGCAGCAACTGGGCTTCGCCCTGCCGCCTGAAGAGGACAAGTTGCCGCCGCAGATCGAGACCGCGATGTCTACGATGATGGCGAAAGCTGCCCAGCAGGTGCTGATGCAAAACCAAGCTCAGGCTGCACAGCAACAAGCTCAGCAGATGGCGCAAGACCCGGTGCTGCAGATGCAACAGCAAGAGCTGCAAATCCGCGCTCAAGAAGTGGCGATCAAGGATAAGAAAGTTCAGGCTGATGCTGCGGCTAAAGCCGATGAGCTGGCGCTTAAAGAGCAACAACTCCAGATTGACGCGGCCTACAAGGCGGACAAACTGGAAGCCGATCAAGAACGTGACGGTGCTCGCATGGGCATCGACATCGCCAAGTCCCGTGCGCAAGCACAAACAAGGAGCCAGCGTAACAAATGATCGAAGACTTCGCACGCGTATTGCGCGAACAAATACGCAACGACATGAACAACTACGCCGATGATTTGGCGGGTGGGATGTGTCGCACTTTCGACGAATACCAAAAACTCTGCGGCGTCATTCAAGGTCTAGCCGTTGCAGAGCGTCATCTCCTCGACCTTGCTAAGAAAGCGACAGAACAAGATGAGTGAAATCATCCTGCCTCCCGGTATTACCCTGCCCCCTCACGTCCAACCGATTGATGCGCCTGAAGAAGGTGCTGATGCCGAGACCAAAGCTGGAGCACTACCGACCCCCACGGGTTGGAAGCTGCTGTGCATCGTCCCTGATGTCGATGAAAAGATCGCAGGTACGTCGCTGGATTTGGTGCGTGACCAAGCATCCTTGCGCCAAGAAGAACACGCCACAACCGTGCTCTTTGTTTTGCGTACAGGCCCCGACGCGTACAAAGACTCCGCCAAGTTCCCTAACGGAGCGTGGTGTAAGGAGGGCGACTTTGTGCTCGTACGTACCTATTCTGGTACGCGGTTTAAGATTTTCGGAAAAGAGTTTCGCCTGATCAACGACGATCAGGTTGAGGCTGTTGTGCAAGACCCTCGCGGGCTGACCCGCGCTTGAAGGAGTAACTATGGCAAGCGATAAGGACGAATTCAAATTCCCCGACGAGGTCGAGGAAAAGAGTTCGGAAACCCCCAGTGCTGAGACAGAGATCGAGATTGAGATCGTCGATGACACGCCACCCCAAGACCGAGGCCGCAGGCCGCTGGACCGTGAGGTAGCCGATCCGACGGACGAAGAGATCGAGACTTACTCCGACAAGGTTAAAAGCCGCATTAAAGAACTGACCCACGCCCGTCACGACGAACGCCGTAAGGCCGAAGCGCTGTCGCGTGAACGTCAGGAACTTGAGCGCCTTGCACAGCAGCTCATTGATGAGAACAAGAGCCTTAAGCAACGCTACAACGCGGGGCAAGAGGTGTTCGCCACGACCGCCAAGGAAAAGGCGGAGTCCGATCTGGATATTGCCCGCCGTGAGCTGAAACAGGCCCACGAGGCGTTTGACACAGACGCGATTGTTGCAGCGCAAGAAAAGCTGGCCGAAGCCAAAATGCGCTCCGAGGCTGCAAAAAACTTTAAGCCGACCCCTTTACAGGAGGCGGAATATGAGCTAAAACCTCAACAAAATTCGGAACAAGCCGTCAAACCCGACGAAAAATCCCTGCGCTGGCAGGCCAAAAACCAGTGGTTCGGGCAAGATGGTTTCGAGGAATACACCAGCTACGCACTAGGGCTGCATCAAAAACTAGTCTCCGGAGGCATCGACCCCCGCTCTGATGATTACTACGACCAGATTAACGGTCGCATGAAGTCCAAGTTTCCCGAGCTTTTCGGTGAGACGGAAGACAAGCCAAGGTCCGGTGAGGTTTCCAAAAAACCTACAACGGTTGTCGCACCGGCTGCACGCAGTACGTCGGCTGGAAAAATCCGTTTGACAGCAACCCAAGTGGCGCTGGCTAAGAAATTTAACCTAACGCCGCAGCAGTATGCTGCCCAAGTAGCTAAACTGGAGAACCAAAATGGCTGAAACCCGTATCCCTCGTGATCTCGTGTCACGCGAAAAAACTTCTCGATCAGTGTATGTTCCCCCGAGCGCACTGCCCGATCCGACCCCCGAGCCGGGTTATGTCTATCACTGGGTTGCGACCCATGTGCTTGGGCAAGCTGACCCGACGAACGTGTCCAAAAAGATGCGTGACAACTGGGTGCCGGTGAAGGCAGAGGACCATCCGGAACTGATGCTGCTGGGTAACCCCACGACGGGCAACGTGGAAATTGGCGGTCTGATGCTCTGCAAACAGACTGTTGATCAATACCGCGCTCGCCAAGAGTATTACGCCCGACAGGCGCAGTCCCAGATGGAGTCGGTGGACAACCACTTCATGCGAAACAATGACCCGCGTATGCCTCTGTTCTCCGACCGCAAGTCGTCGTCCAGTCGCGGAGCTGGGTTTGGTTCTGGTTCTAAGTAACTTAGGAGTCCTTAAATGGCATCTACTGCTTCCCCCTACGGCCTTCGCGCCGTAAACCGTAACGACGGCATGCCCTATGCCGGTGCTACGAGTCAGTTCCTGATCAATCCCGCAGGTACTGGCACCAACATCTTTAACGGCCAAGTCGTCATCATCGACGCCAACGGCTACATCGCTCTGTCTACCGCTACTGGTGCGGACCTGACGACTAACAACCTCGGCGGTGCCAACCTTGGCGCTTGGGGCGTGTTTGTTGGCTGTTCCTACATCAACGCGCAAGGTCAGCAGATCTACGGTCAGTACTACCCCTCCGGCACCACCGGCGTGGTGACTGCGTACGTGATCACCGACCCCAGCGTGACGTTCCAAGCCCAACTGGATGGCGTTGCTGACCAGTCGGACCTCGGTGCGAACACCTTCTTTGCCGCCGTTCAGAGCACCAGCACGGGTTCTACCCAGACTGGCAACTCGACCAGCGCGCTGGAATCGACCACTGTGACTACCGCCGCCGCGTTCAAGATTATTGGTTTCGCCTCCCCGGTGACCGATGCTTTCCCCGACGTGCTGGTGAAGTTCAACCCGGGCGCTCACGCCTACACCAACGCCGTCGGCATCTAAGGAGTAATTAAAAATGGCTATTTCTCGTGCACAACTCCTTAAAGAACTGCTGCCCGGCCTGAACGCTTTGTTCGGCATGGAATACGCTCGCTACGGCGAGGAGCACAAGGAAATCTACGAAACCGAATCCTCTGAGCGTTCTTTCGAAGAAGAGACCAAGCTCGCCGGTTTCGGTG